TTTACGGCTACTGAACACGCAATGCTAGACCAAGATGATTACGAAGACTTTACCAAAGTTGAGTACACATTCACGCTTAATAGTGGAACTAGCAGAAAGATTATGATGCACATATTCTTTGCAGAAAACGCCAAGTATATGTATGACGAAGATACAGAACTAACGGGCGGGTTCCAATACTACGACCCATTTATAGAGTTTAGTTAAGGTAATAATTATGGATAGATATGTAACAATTGTTGAAACATTTCTAGGGGGCGGCGGAAATTTAACTAACGCTGATTACCTAGAAGCTCTCCACGATTTTGTTGGTGAATTTAGCTCTCCTACGGGAGCAATGATTAACCTTTTAATATCGCTTGAGGCCGCAGCATCAAACAACAAATCTATAGCAAGACTGTACTTAAATAAATTTAACCAAGAACAAGGAATAGCATAAATTGGCCACGCGACTGACAAGTAAAGATTTACTAACTAAACTAGAGAGCCATGAGAAAGAATGCGGGATTAGACTTGAACACATATCCAAGCGTTTAGATTCAGGCTCTAACAAGTTTAGATTTCAACAAAATACAATATGGGGGCTGTATGGGTTTATCTTTGCAGTCGCCGTTATCGATAAGCTGGTCTAGCGCGGAGTAAATGGCATTGGAGCTTAGTGAGAATACAGGCATAACAATCCCAATCAGAAACTTAGTTGCTATGATTGCTTTTACCTGCATATCTACTATGGCTTACTTTAGCATTCAAGAGCGGTTAAACCTCTTGGAGCATGCTTTAGACAAAACTCAAATGGATATAGACCAGAATAGCGAGTTTAGAATAAAATGGCCAAGAGGCGAGTTAGGATCACTTCCTGCTGATGCCAGACAAGATATGCTTTTAGATTACATGAGCGAGCAGCAGCAAAAACAAAATAGCTCTACCGAGCAGTTGAAGGATTCATTGACAGACTTAAAGCTACGCATAGCGGCCTTAGAGGCTGGTGTAGAACTAAAAACACACTAGAAAAGGTAAAATGAAAATGTTAAATAAACTATCAAATGACTTGAAGGCACTATTAGTTAATTTCAAGGTCAAGGTAAAAGCAAAATTAAAAACTGCGATAGCGCTAATAAAGGCCGAATTAGCAATCTTCAAAGCACGATTGAAGGGCTTGAAGGTCAAATTACGCGCCTTGGTACGCAATTAAACTTTTTAAGAAATAACAGTAAACCTCTGGGATAAGTTATGGCAACCACAAAAAATGTTACCAGATCAAAATCGGGTCGATTAACATATCGAGGTGAAACTTTTTCTGGTTATAACAAACCAAAAAGAACACCAGATTCAGCAAAAAAATCAGCAGTGTTAGCTAAAAAAGGCAATGAGATTAAGATTGTCAGGTTTGGCGACCCCGATATGTCCATAAAAAAAGACCAGCCTAAAAGAAGAGCTAGTTTTCGAGCACGACATAAGTGCGAGACGGCAGGTGATAACTTTTCTGCTAGATATTGGTCTTGCAAGGCTTGGTAGTGGTAGGTAATTTTACAAACTCTTGCAAGTATGTATAATACAATCCACTACTCTTTATTTAGGAATTAATCATGTCAGACCAAAAAAAACCGGAAGTTCCCACGCTTATTGTTGATGAAGTTAGTTATCCCGTTGATGAGATGACCGACTCTTGTAAAATCCATTACGTCCAAGTATCAAAATTGCGTCAGAAAGTTGTAGATTTAAGAAATGCTATGATTGAGCTTCAAGAAGACCTAGTAGACGCTAGCGTGTCTTTAGAGTGGCGCGAACACCAGCTTAGAGAATCAGTAAAACTCGTTGATGACGAGGAAGCAGAGTAATGAATTTTAGTGCTCTAAAAAATATTATAGGAGCGGTGGCACCAACTTTAGGAACTGCACTAGCAGGGCCATTAGGCGGAACAGCGGCTAAAGCTATTTCTGCGGTTTTGGGCTGTAAGTCAGATGCCAAGTCTATCGAGACAGCAATGCAGGCTGCCACACCAGAGCAATTGCTTGAAATTAAAAAAGCGGAGCTGGATTTTGAATCTAAAATGGCAGAATTGGAAGTTGACCTCTTTGCACTGGAAGCGCAAGACGTACAAAGCGCACGAAAAGCCCATAAAAGCGACTGGACACCAAGGGTCGTTGCTCTCGTGGCTCTTGTGGGTTTCGTTGGCTATATTTTTCTTGTCACTATCCAGCCTCCTGATGCTAATTCAGACACCATTGTTTCGCTAATATTAGGTTATATGGGTGGTGTTGTTTCTGCTATTACCTCGTTCTATTTCGGCGCAAGCCACAAGGAGGAGAAATAATGAAAACCTCTAAAGATGGAATCGACCTAATTAAGAAATTTGAAGGGTGCGAGCTAGAAAGTTATAGATGCTCTGCGAAGGTATGGACTATAGGCTACGGGCATACTGGCGGCATAGTTGAAGGCATGAAGATAGACCAAGATACCGCAGATTCTTTATTAAAGGATGACTTGGAAGAGTTTGAGAGCTACGTTTCTCAAATGGTTAAACAAGAGCTTACACAAAGTCAATTTAACGCTTTGGTGGCTTGGACTTTTAATCTTGGGCCTACCAACCTTCGCACCTCAACTTTACTAGAGCGACTAAACAACGCCGATTATGACGGTGTTCCTTACGAAATGAAGCGTTGGAACAGAGCTGGCGGAAAAATATTAGACGGACTTGTGCGCCGCAGAGAAGCGGAAGCTCTTCTTTTCCAAGGAGAACCATGGGAGCATGTCTAAACTTTCCGCAAAAGATTTTGACATATTAAGTGATGACGACAAAGCGGAGGCGCTTGCTCTATTAAATCGTTATGAGCAAATGGAAAAACAAGATGCTTGTCAAAAAGATTTTATTACTTTTGTTAAGCACTTGTGGCCTGAATTTGTCGAGGGCAGGCACCACAAAATAATTGGCGAAAAGTTTAACAGGATAGCGCAAGGAAAGTTAAAAAGACTTATTGTATGCCTACCTCCAAGGCATACTAAGTCTGAGTTTGCCTCTACATTTTTTCCAGCTTGGATGATGGGACTCAGGGGCAATACCAAACTAATACAAACAACGCATACCGCAGAGCTAGCGGTTCGCTTTGGCCGAAAAGTTCGTAACATTATTGACGGCGATGAATATCAACACATATTCCCAGACCTACTTTTGCAGGCTGATAACAAATCTGCTGGTAGGTGGACAACCAGCCAAGAAGGCGAGGCATTCTATGCCGGTGTTGGTGGCGCTATTACTGGCCGTGGCGCTGATCTTCTAATTATAGACGACCCTCACTCAGAGCAAGACGCTCTTTCCCCAACCGCTATGGAATCGGCTTATGAGTGGTACACTTCTGGGCCAAGACAGCGATTACAACCCGGTGGAATAATAGTATTGGTAATGACTAGGTGGAGTAATAAAGACCTAGTTGGCAGAATCTTAAAGAATCAATCAGAAGATCATGCGGATCAATGGGAGGTTGTTGAGTTTCCAGCCATTATGCCAGAGACAGACGAGCCGCTTTGGCCTGAATTCTGGAAAAAAGAAGAGCTTCTTTCTGTTAAGGCTTCCTTGCCGGTTGCAAAGTGGAACTCCCAATGGATGCAAAACCCCACCGCCGAGGCGGGGTCTATAGTTAAAAGAGAGTGGTGGAAGCACTGGGAGCCGGATTATGTCCCAGCCTATAGCTACGTTATTCAAAGCTGGGATACAGCATTCTCCAAGAAAGAAACAGCGGATTATTCAGCGGTTACAACATGGGCGATTTTTGACCCAAAAGAAGATGGCGTTGATCAGATTATGCTTTTGGATGCAAAAAGAGTAAGGTTAGACTTCCCAGAGCTAAAGAAGCTCGCCCAAGACGAGTACAAATATTGGAAGCCAGACTGCGTTCTAATTGAAGCTAAAGCTAGCGGCACGCCTCTGACTCAAGAGTTAAGAAGGATGGGCATACCAGTCCAAGCCTATACTCCTTCGAGAGGACAAGATAAAGTAGCCAGAATGAACTCGGTGGCACCTATTTTCGAGTCCGGTATGGTGTGGTATCCTGATGAGAGCTTTGCTCAAGAAGTAATCGAAGAAATGGCCTCGTTTCCTTACGGCGACAATGACGATTTCTGTGACAGTGGAACCATGGCTTTAATGAGATTTCGACAAGGCGGTTTTCTCTCGCTGAGAGATGACTACGCAGAAGACATAAAACTATTAGATCGTAAAAGGACGGTGTACTATTAATGGCTATTGAAAGAGTTGGAAGTGAAGGTCTTGAACCCTCTATCCGCAACGACAGCGCTATCTTAACGGTTGAATCAGAGCCAACAAGAGAAGATCAAATTCGGAACGCCGCAGATATTATTATCCGCGACGAAGAAATCTTAATTGACGCAGAAATTGATCCGGAGCCAGACCCAGAAGAAGAATTATCATTTGATAGCAATCTGGCGGATGTTATTGATAGCTCTATTTTACTGTCTATTTCTCGTGACATATTAGCCTCTATAGAGGCGGATAAAACCTCACGGAGCGAGTGGGAAGACACCTACAAAGACGGCTTAAAATATCTAGGCATGAAGTTTGACGAAGCGAGATCAACCCCGTTTGAGGGAAGTTCTGGCGTAATTCATCCCATGCTAGCTGAGGCCGTTACTCAATTCCAAGCTCAGGCATACAAAGAACTATTGCCTCCGAAAGGCCCAGTAAAAACTGAAGTCATAGGTATGCGAACGGTGCAGGCTGAAGAGCAAGCCCAGCGTGTTGAAGAGTTTATGAATTGGTATATTCTCAACGTAATGAGAGAGTACGATCCAGAACTTGATATGCTGCTATTTTACCTGCCATTGGCTGGATCGGCATTCAAAAAAGTATACTTTGAAGCCTCTGAAAATAAGGCCAAGAGCAAATTTATAACACCCGAAGATTTAATCGTTCCTTATGAAGCCGCAGACCTTGCTTCAGCTGAAAGGGTAGCGCATGTTCTTCGTATGTCTAAAAATGAAATCAAGAAGCAACAGTTGTCTGGTTTTTTTAGGGATGTTGATCTATCTAGCGGTGGAGCTTACGTTTCTTCAAGTGATATACAAGAAGAGATTGACACAATTGAAGGCGTAAGCCCGAATAGTTACGGTGAAGATCGAGACAATGTAGTTTATGAAGTACATACAATACTAGATATTGAGGGGTTCGAGGACTTAGATCAGGATGGTGAGCCTACCGGCCTTAAACTTCCCTACATTGTGACTATTGATGAGAGCAGTCGACAGATTTTATCGATCAGACGCAATTATAACGAGGAAGACCCCGCTAAAGATAAGATTAATTATTTTGTTCAGTACAAGTTCCTTCCCGGACTTGGATTTTACGGTCTTGGCTTGAGTCACATGATTGGCGGCCTATCTAAAGCTAGCACTTCTATTCTACGACAGCTTATCGATGCGGGTACGCTTGCTAATTTACCTGCTGGATTCAAAGCTCGCGGGATGAGAATTAGGGACGAAGACCAGCCAATACAACCGGGAGAGTTTAGGGATATAGACACTACTGGGGCGAGCCTCAAAGAAAATCTTATACCGCTCCCAATCAAAGAGCCTAGCCCGACATTAATGTCATTATTAGGTATGCTAGTTGATGCAGGAAAGCGCTTTGCTAGCATTGGCGATATGAACATTGGGGATGGCAATCAAGCCATGCCAGTTGGGACGACTGTAGCCTTGCTTGAGCGTGGCACTAAAGTAATGTCGGCTATTCACAAGCGGCTTCATTATTCTCAGCGTTTAGAGTTTGAATTGCTTGCAAAGGTTTTTTCTGAATTCTTACCACCATCATATCCGTACAATTCCGGCGCTGGTTCACAGGAGATTAAAGGCGAAGACTTTTCTAATAGCGTATCTATAATCCCTGTTTCAGACCCGAACATATTTAGCCAGAGTCAACGAATCACCATGGCCCAAGAGCTTTTGCAAATGGTTCAGTCGAATCCAGAAATTCATGGTGAGCAAGGAACATACGAGGCTTATCGTAGAATGTATGCTGCTTTAGGAGTTGATGACGTAAATAGTTTATTGCAACCTCCGCAAGCGCCGCCACCTCCTCAGCCGCAAGCGGCTGGTGCAGAAAATGGCGGTTTGTTGGCTGGCGCACCACAAATGGCTTTTCCTGAGCAAGATCATCGTTCTCACATTGAGTCTCATCGAGTTCTTTTTCTTACTGAAGTGGTTAAAGAAAACCCAGCACTACAGGCGAATATTATCAGTCACATGATGGAGCACTTGCAGTTTATGGCTGACGAGCTTGCAGAGCAGCAGATGCCCCCAGAGCTTCAAGAGCAAATGGATCAATTGCAGCAAATGCAGGAGCAAATGCCACCAGAGCAAGTTCAGGAAATAACCCAAGGTTTAGATGAAGAGAAAGCTAGGATTGCAGCCCCTATTTTAGCTGAGTTATCAGAATCTTTAGTTCTTAGTCTTGGCCAAGGCGATCAGTCTGACCCATTAGTAGAGATTAGGCAGAAAGAGCTTCAGCTTCGAGAGCAAGAAATAGAAAAAGATTCCGAGCAATTCGAGCAGACCCAGAATCAGCGGGATAGAGAGCAAGCCGAGTCAAATGATATTGCCAGAAGTAGAATATCAGTTCAAAAAACAGTTGCCGACGATAAGCTAAGTATGGCAATGGATAGATTACAACAGCAAGCCGATTTAAAGGTTCTGGAATTAAACAGTAAATTTGGGAGTAACCAATGACCACCAGCTATATCCGAGAAGCTCAAAAAGAACTAAAGAAAATGAAAAAATTGCGAAATGAAGCGGAAAACGCTTTACGCAATAAAGCTGAAGAACCACCAGCCGAGGCCGCCAAAGAACCAAAAGCGACCGAAGCTGTAAAGCCTAAGCTCAAGGCAAAGGCCAAGAAAAAGACAATTAATGTTGAATCAATTAAAGAAGATAAAGGAGAAAATAATGCCTCTTAAAAAAGGTAATACTCAAAGAGCTATAGGCTCGAACATTAAATCTTTGCGCTCTGAAGGCAAACCGCAAAACCAAGCCGTTGCTATTGCAATGAATAAAGCTAGAGGCTACAAAGATGGTGGCGCAGTTCGCACCAAGACGCGAGGAACAGGAGCGGCAACTCAGGGCTTATATCATTACGAGCGTACATCCCAAGCTCACCCATTGGCTGGTGGCGGAACAGCGACTAACCGTAATGGATGATATAGACCTAGTAAGTTATTTAAAAAAAGAGATGTCTAATAGAAGGTCGTTAGTCACAAGCACGATGACGGACGGCTTGCTAAAAGATATGGAACATTATAAAAACTTGCAAGGACAGCTAGAAATGTTAAACTTTATAGAAATGTCCATAAGTGACTTCTATAAGGAGAACAAGTTTTGAGTGAGTCTAAATCTAAATCAATCGATCATGCTTATACAGAGGGTGATTCTCGCACCCTCGACCCAACCCTGCTAGATATGAGCGCCATAGATCGTATGCCAGACCCGACTGGTTGGCGTATGTTAGTTCTTCCTTACGCAGGACAAGCAAAAACAAAATCAGGAATTCTATTAACAAAAGAAACTTTAGATCGTGAGTCGTTGGCTACCGTGGTTGCTTACGTGGTTAAAAAAGGGCCGCTTTGCTATAACGACAAAGAAAAATTTGGCAAAAAGGACTGGTGTGAAGAGAAAACATGGGTTCTTATTGGCAGATACTCAGGCGCAAGATTCAAGTTAGAAGATGGCGCAGAGGTCAGAATCATCAATGACGATGAAGTTATTGGAACAATCTTAAACCCCGACGATATAGTGAGCTTCGCATGATCGAAAATACCAACGCAGAACAGAGTCAGGTCGCTACTGACGAAATAGAGATTAAAGTTACTCAAGATAATTATGATGATCAAGGTAACGCGCCAGAAAATAACCAGCCACAAGATGAGCTGGAAACTTATACGAAAGGCGTTTCTCGACGTATTAACAAACTAAATCAACGGCACAGAGCCGCTGAAGAGCGAGCTGCTCAATTAGAGCAGATAGCTCACCAAAAGGAGCAGGAGCTTCAGCAATATAAGCAGTATACAGCCCAGATGGGTGGCACAATGCTGCAAAAAGAAGCTGAAAACCTAAACTCTAAAGAACTCCAAGTAGATGAAATATACAAAAAAGCGGTTGAGTCTAATGACGCAGAACTTATGTCAAAAGCTACTACGCTAAAAAATGAACTTGCTATCCAGAAAGAAAAGCTAAATGTTGCTAGCCAGAACCAGCAGGCTGAAAGTCAACAACAAGCCCAATGGCAGCAGCAGCAGCAGCAGCAGCAGCAGCAGCAGAGCCAGCAGCAGTACCAAGAATATGCTGAAGGTGGAGAAGTTGATGAAGAGCCAACGGACGAGGCAGTAACTTGGCATGAGAAAAACTCTTGGTATGGTGACAAAAGTGATCCTCAGAATGTTGAGGCTACACAGTTCGCTTACTACACCCACTTCAACTTGCTAAACGAAGGCTTTGACGCAGACAGCGACGAGTATTACAGTGCGCTTGACTCCCGTGTCGAAAGGGCATATCCTCATGTGAAATCCGTTGAAAGTACATCCAACGGGTCGTCAGCCGACGAAAACAGACAGCGACCAGCCGTGCAAAAGGTCGCATCTACCCAACACATGGGAAGGCAGCAAACACGAGGTATTAAAAAGAGCGATGTTCACTTTTCACAATCTGAACTAGAACGACTTCGCGGCCTCAAGCCACACAATATGAGCGAGCAAGATTGGCTCCAGCGTGTAGCAAAAGAGAAGCAAAAGAAACTTAGCCAAGGAGTAAGATAAGTGTCAGATACTAAAGTGAAAGCAAACAACCGTTCTTCGCGTGACAGCGTGGCGCACGATAATCAGGCCCGAAGAAAACCATGGCGACCCGTTCGCAAGCTAGAGACACCTGAACCACCAGCCGGTTATAAATACCGATGGATTCGGGAATCTATGATGGGGCAAGAGGACAGAAGTAATGTCTCTCGAAGAATTCGAGAAGGTTGGGAACTTGTAAGAGGTTCTGATCTACCGGAAGACTTCAGCTTACCCACGATGGATGGAAATGGCAGGCACGAGGGCGTTGTGTATAACGAAGGCTTATTACTGGCGAAAATACCAGTCGAAACGATTGAAGAGCGACAGGCTTATTACGGGTCAAAAGCTCAAGAAGCCAAAGACTCACTAGACAACACTATGTTTAATGAGACGCAAGGCAATAATCGTTACGTCAAGTATGATCCTCAGCGAGACAGCCAAGTAACTTTTGGTCGCAAGTAAAAATACTTGCATAATCTAACGAGGTAAACACAATGGCTAATATTGATAGCCCTTTTGGTCTACGAGCAACTCGCATGATTAGTGGTGCGCCATATAGTGGCGGCGAATCGTCTTATCGAATCGCTAACAACTATGATACCGCTATCTTTTCAGGTGATTTAGTCGTAGCAGTAACAGGCGGCGGCATTGAGAAATATGATCTTAGTGCTGCTACAGTTCCAATTCTTGGTGTATTTGTTGGCTGTAAATATACAGACCCAGTAGATCAGAGCCAGCGTTTTTCAAGTTATTACCCTGCTTCAACGGCGGCTGATGACATTGAAGCACTGGTTATTGATGGCTCTGACGTTGTATTCACAGTTCAAGCGGATGCTGCTTTCCCAGTTGCAGACTTGTTTGGTAACTTCCAAGTCACAGCAGGAGCGGGTAACACTCGAACAGGCACTTCAGGTATCGAGCTTTCGGTAACTTCTGGCGCTGATACAGCAACTTTGCCGTTAAAAGCAATTGATATTTCACGCGACCCAGATAACTCTGACGTTGCTTCTACTCACACAAATGTACTTGTCGTTATTCAGAACCATGTATTTGGTCAGAAAGCGGCTGGTCTAGCTTAGGAGAATTAAGCAATGGCGATTTCAAGAGCGCAATTAGCAAAAGAGTTAGAGCCGGGACTGAATGCTTTATTCGGTTTAAGCTACGACACACATGACCGTGAGTACGAAGAGATTTTCGCTACAGAAACTTCTCAACGTGCTTTTGAAGAAGAAGTGTTAATCACTGGCTTCGGGTCTGCACCAACAAAAACTGAAGGCCAAGGCGTTGCATTTGACAATGCAAATGAAGGCTGGACAGCTCGCTACACAGCAGAGACTATTGCATTAGCATTCGCATTAACTGACGAAGCCGTAGAAGATAACCTCTATGATTCATTAGGTAAGCGTTACACTAAAGCACTTGCTCGCTCGATGGCGAACACCAAAGAAGTTAAAGGCGCTGATATTTTAAACAACGCATTTAACACTACTGGCGGCTTTAACGGCGGTGACGGTGTATCTTTGATCAATAATGCTCACCCATTGGCTGGTGGCGGAACAGCGGCTAACCGTCCTGCGGTACTTGCTGATCTAAACGAAGCCTCGTTGGAAGACGCACTTATCGATATTAGTACATTTACTGACGATAAAGGCTTAACCATTTCTGTTCGCGCAGACAAGTTAATCGTTCCACCTCAGCTAACTTTTGTTGCTGATCGTATCTTGAACTCTACTTTACGTTCTGGTACTGCGGATAACGACATTAACGCGATCAAAAATACCGGTGTACTTCCGGGTGGTTATTCAGTCAACCATTATCTTACTGATCCAGATGCGTTCTTCCTTCTTACTTCTGTTACAGAAGCCGGTGAAGGTTTGAAGATGTTCCAACGCACCAACATGGAAACCAGTATGGAGCCTGACTTCACTACAGGAAACATCCGATATAAAGCGCGTGAGCGTTATTCTTTCGGCTGGTCTGACTGGCGTGGTATTTACGGTTCAGACGGTTCAGCGTAAGCTAAACCACAAGCGGCCTCCTAGCCTTCAAAAACATTCTAGGGGGCCGCTTTTTTTTATTTACTCGACTGCTACGGCAGACTTACCCAAGACGAGGCAACTACAATGGGAACTACTACTTTTTCAGGGCCAGTGAAAGCTGGAACTATCAAAAACACTACTGGCATACTTGTCGGTGATGACATTGCTAACACTGGCTTTGTCGAAATGTCTCAAATCAGCCCACTACTTACTCAAGCGGCTTTATTTACAGACCCAGCAACCACTATCGTTATTCCAGAATACTCAACAATCAAGGGTATTCATGTCTTTGCTACTGTAGCCTTTACTGGTGCAGACGATAAGGCAGATTTTGGATTTGACGATGGCACTGTGGTTACAGACGAAGCGTTAAATGATGGCACGGATATTGCGGCTATTGGCAAGACAAATGTATCTCCAACCGCAAGCGCGGCCACTGTTAAGAACTGGGTCAATGTAGGCGCAGGCGATAAGCGCATTCGCGTTAAGCCAGTCAATACCGGCGATGGCGCATGCTATGTTGTTGTTGAATATGTTCAAGCTACTAAAATAGCTACTGCTTAATTTTTACTAATCGGAGCCGCATATGGCCAGTACAACCTACACAATACAAGATGGTGATAGAACGGCCATTATGCGGTTCACTCACGATTCGGGCGCAGAAGTGGCAGTTAATAAAGTAATTGTGGCTAATCTAAACGCTAGCGCTAGGGGTCAAGCCTGCACTGGCGTAAAGATTTCTAAGATAGATTTCATGACAGAGGCTCACGGTATAGAATTGTACTGGGAAGCCACTGTTCCTGTTTTGGCCGCCGCTTTACCTAAAGATTATGCCGACCAATTGGATTTTGCTAGCTTTGGTGGGTTATTTAATAATGCCGCCGCCGCTGGTAAGACGGGTAATATATCCTTTACGACCGCTGGATCGACTAAATATGTCGTCGTCCTACACTTAATTAAATCTTACGGAGCATAGTAATGGGATTCGCTAGAGGACTAAGAAGAGCCATGAAGAATAAGCGTGGCGGAGCAAGACGAAAAAACGGAAATCCGTCACGGATTAGAGGAAGACGCAGACAAAGCCGAGGTATTGGCGGTCTGTTTAAAAACTTTGCAAAGCGAGCGAGAGACATGGCAAAGCCAGTTTCAGCGCCTAGCCCAATGGTTACAGAAACGGCCCCGTATACTCCACCGGCTGCTACGCCTACGTATGGCGATCCGTCTCAGAGAGTCTATGCAGGTAGCATGGGCGAAGCTATGGCTCAACAGGCTCCTCAACAGGCTGCTCAACAAGCCGGACAGCCAGATATGACAACCCAAATAGAGAGGCCGCCGATACGTGAAGCTGTACTTTATGCTGATCCTCGCGGGCAAGACCCTTCTCCGCAGCTTGGAACTGGCGGAACTATGCAGCAGCCAGACCCAGCTATGATGCAAAGAATTCAACAAATGATGGCTCAACGACAAAGAGCGCCACAACAAATGCAGCCATACAATGGTGGGCCAATGGCTGGTGATCAGGGGCCACAGCAACGTCCTCCTCAGCAATTTGGCGGTATTGGCGGTCTGATGAATCGCTTCCGTGGTGGTTTTAATCCTATGGATAAACATGGTGGCGGTCGTTTTAGCCCACAGTTCGGAATGCCTCAACGCCCTCCTCAGCAATTTGGCGGTTTTGGTGGCGGAATGATGAATCGTTTCCGTGGTGGTTTTGGTGGCGGAATG